TACGTCCGGTGGACTACCGTTGGGATCTACGTGATGATTACAAGCCCGATGCCCCTACCGAACCTGAACCGTTGAAAGATGATGCAACAGAACAAGATATTCAAGCGCATGAGTTGGCACTATCTCAGTATGAAAACGATTATGCTGAGTGGTTGATCGCGGTAAAACACGAAAACCTTATACATGACGGAACGCATAAACGTAGTAGATATCACCACGGGGTAATTGCTCAGGAAGTCGCTGAAGTAATCGCAGAGAGTGGAATTGATTTCGGTGGTTACCAAGATCATAAAGTGTCAGGTGGTGAAGACGTTTTGAGTATAGGCTACGATGAATTGATTGGTCCCCTGATTAAAGCCTTACAAGAGGTTAACCAGAAATTCGATGACTACGTTAAAACCCACCCGTAATGAATATACTACAGGCGAACATACATGAGTAAGATAACAATCAGTTCTATAGGTAGTGGGTATAACCGTAGCAAGATTAATGATGCTTATGCCGCGCACCTGTTGGCACAATCGGAGTGAGCATTATAAGAGGTCTGCTTGCGTCAGTGATCTATTGGGGATTAGCAGTAGGGACTTTCTACTTTTTCTGGTGGTTAAATCCTTTGTTGCTGTACTTTTACCTGTCGGCGCTTGCGCTGCTAATTGTTCGACATGCCTTCGGTATCCGCAACTGGCTAACCAAATTAGGCGACAGGATTATGACCAGCATAGACCAGCATTGGAACGTAATATGCTCGCCAGTGCTCAACCTATTTGTCAGAACGAAGCATCGTTTTGGCGACCCTGATGAAACAGCTTCTAGTGTTGTCGGTAAGAACCTTCGTGATACTAATGACGCAGAGTGGCGCTATATCGAGTTCGTCGCGTCGTGGTTGCTTGAAGGCGGCAAGCCACACTGCATACCGTCTATCGAAGATTAGCAACGAGAATCATAAGTCTTCTTTAACAAAAGGATAATAGAATGGCAATACCTAATCAGAACACACCGGAGCTAGATTTACGGCAGATAATTATAGACATATCAGCATCTGAAGGTTGGGCGTTGCTTGCGAATCAAGTATTTGTAGGAGGTTTTCAAGATGACTTCTACGGTAATGATTATCAAATTGTAATAAAGGCTATAAGTAGTGATATGAACCCTAAGTGGCAGTTCGATAATTTTACATTTGTCATACTGGTGTTTGGAAAGAATGAGATGTCTAAGGCTGAAATATCTAATACTAGTTGGGCGATCCATAACGCACTTGTAGGTAGAGATACAACATACCTTGATACTAATAACCGTAGTTACCAACAATTCAACTCAGTAGTATCTCCATACGATGGAGGGTCAACACCCGAAGCTAGACCTCTCTACGTACAAAGAATATCAGTTAATAGACAAATATTAACAGACGAGAACAATAGACAAGCCTTGTAGAACACATACAGTGAAATCTAATCGTAATACGTAAACTTGTGCCACTTGGTACTGCTGAAGGTAGCACCGAAGGTATTACCAATTAGCATGCACCTCTGAGATGGAGGTGAAAAAGAATCTAAACTAATAATCTCAGAGGATATTTATAATGGCTACGCAAGATAAGATAGTCCAAATTGCAGAATTGTCACAGGATGGCAACTACACCGTAACTGGTGATTGGGTTACATTCCCATCTCCAGGTGCTGAACTGACCCTAGAAACAGCGGAAGAAGATAACACTATCTTTGGTACTGGTAGCTTTGAAAGCTCACTAGGCACCATCGCTAGTCACACCCTCTCTATGTCTGCCTATCTACGTGAGACCGCTGGTTATAACGCACAGTTGAAGAAAGGTGGGAGTCCTACTTCATCTGCGGGTGAACCCATGTCACTTGATTCTGGACAGACTTATGTAGTGACTGATAGCACCAAGAATTTCTGGGATGCTGCCACCCCTGCTGTTGTTTACGACGATTCTACTGAAGTTGATGCTGCTGACATTGAGAGTATTGATTACTTGTTCGGACGTGTCACATTTGATGCAGGCTATACAGTGGATGGTACTGTCACTGTAGATATTGATTATGTAGCAACCACAGCTTTCGGTAATGCTAACAGTGTTGATATTACTCAGACTGCTGGTACTAACGACACTACCACATTTGAGAGTGCTCAAGCTGATAGTGGCTTTAGTCAGATGGAACCAGCCTTGCTGACTGTTGATGCTGAGTTGTCCGGTTTCTACAATACATCCTCCACCTTCTTTGCAGAGTTGAAGAGCCAAGATAACTTGCTGGTAGAGATCGACTGGACAGGTACTGGTGAATTCCTAAGCCGTGGCCTTTTCCGTGTGAACTCCTTGAACCAGTCTGGCGATGTTGGTGATGTAGAAGAGACTTCTGTATCCCTCTCAATATCTTCTCTGGAGGGTTCTGTACCCTACTCTTTCCAGTTTGATGACACGGCTGGTTCTGAAGTGAGTCCTTCTTTCAAGACTGTTTCAAATGCTTGGTTGAACCGAGAGTATATTGGTTTCCGTTATGCTCCTACAGGTGATGCCACTGGTGAAGTCTACTACGAAGGTAAAGCATGTATCACCGACACCTCTATCTCTAACAGTGTAGATGGTATTGCTGAGCTGAGTGTTGAGCTACAAGGTACTAAAGAGCTTGTTCAAAGCACTTTCTAATCTGGCTTCCTCACTATAATAAGATCGACCCCTCGCTGGTGTTACCAGACTTTAGCCCTCCCTAGAGTAGCCTTCCAAAAGGTGACCTCTTCGGAGGGTTTTTGTGATAACTGATAAAATTTTAGAATAATTCCAGAATCTTTCTAAACCTTTGATTAAACCACCTTGTCCTAATTGATACCAAATCCATAAAAGTGAGGACTTTTTGTATGAGTAACACAGATCTACGTAATAAACTCCGTGCCAAGACTGTTGGTGCTAAGAAAGATTTTCGCCGTACTGAGGTAGAATTTGACGGCTTGAACTACGAGTTTGTCCAGCCAACCCTCCGTGGCCGTAAGACTATTATCGAGAAGTCTCGTAATGCTGACGGGGATACAGATGATGTTCTTCTGTCTATCTACGCAGTTATTGAGTTGACTGTGATACCTGGCACAGAGGAGCGCATCTATGAGGATACTGACCTCGAATCTATGCTAAACTCCCCAGCCGGTTCCTTTGTAGACGTTTTCGCAGGTAAGGCTGTAAGTGTAATGTTAGGTGCAGACAGCCCTTTGCCGGAAAGCGTCGGCTAACAAACGAAGAGATAGCTGAATTCCAGATAGCTGAGACACTCCATAAGTTCCATTATGAAGTTCTGGAAATGCCCGCCCAAGAGTTTGACAAGTGGTTCTCCTACTTTGAATGGAAGCATAAGAAAGAGCAAGCGGCTGAGAAGAAGTCAAAAGCTAAGAGTAGTGGAAAGAAGCAAGTCAAATTGTAAAATAGTTTAACTACTTGCAGTTTAACTACAAGTAGTTTAACTAAATTGAGAGGGAGCTTCGGCTCCCTTTTTCGTTAGCACAAACTAAACCTCCAAGACTCGTAATTGCTATCGTTAACAATATTTCTGGAGAATACTATGGCTGCTGACGGCCCGCAGATTAAAGGGGGAGTTGAACTTAATACTAAATCCCTGCAGGATGCTATAAAGCAAATTAAGCAATTAGAGAGATCTTTTCAGAAGTCTTCTAAGGGCGTAACAAGCTCTATGGATAGAGCGTCTAAAGGCATTGGTAACTTAGCTAAAAGCCTTGGAGGTGTCTCCCAGAAAAATCAAAAGCATTCACAAATAACTAAACAGACCGCTGCCGCCACTGATAGAGGTGCCGCTGCTAATAAAAGATTACAGAGTAGTCTTGCCAGCAACATCAATGCTGTAAGCAGAGCAGAGATTGCACAACAGAAATTAGCATCCCGTATCAAAGCATCTGCATTGTCTGAGGATCAACAGCAAGCCGAGCTTAAGCAAAGTAAGGCTGCGCTCGATAAACTTACAACCTCTATCACCACTTATGGAAGTAAGAGTGCTGAGGCTGCAACTAGTAATGCCTCATTCAAAAAGACCATGACAGGCTCTAGCCTTGCCGTAGGTGACGCTAACAGAGAGTTCCGTGGTCAGGGCATAAGAGACTTTAACGGACGCTTCCAAGACCTCACAGGCTCTGTCCAGTTAGCATTAGGCCCATTGTCAGGTATTGCTTCTCGTTTGGTTGCATTACAAGGGCTGTTTCGTCGTGGTGGTATTGAAGCGGCTACATTCTTTGGCTCATTGACAGCACTTACTATTGCCTTTAAAAATTCCTTGCAAGCATCCCAAGAAGCTGAAACTACATTCCTACGTACAGAGAGCGTTTTAAAGAACTTAGGAGCTACCTCAGCCGTTACAGCAGAGGAAGTGATGAAGATGGGTCAGAACATTGGCCTAGCCACTCTAACGTCCACTAAAGAGGCGAGAGACGCTGCCGTTGCCTTAGCAGGTTTTGGGGGTATTGCTTCCGATAGCTTTGAACGTATTATCACCACCGCACAGGGTGTATCAGAGCAGTTTGGCGGTGACCTAGTAAGTAGTACCAAGTACCTTGCCAGAGCTTTGCAAGATCCGGAGAGACGCTTGACATCTCTTGAAAGGAAGATTGGTACGTTTAGTGCTGCCGCGAAAGATCAGATGGATATTATGATTAGGCAGGGTGATATTGCAAGTGCTCAGGCTCTCATACTAGAAGAGCTGTCCGGTAGCTACACGCTTGCAACAGATGCTGCGGGTGGACTAGCGGGTGCTACAGACACAACTGGCGAGCTTATGACGAGTCTCTACGAAGAGATTGGACTCACATCAGGTGCAACAAAAGCAGCTACAGCACAATTTTCACGCTTCAATGACACCTTCAAGCAGATAATTCAAGGTGACACTGTTGATGCACTAGGAAGGTTATTGGTCAATGCTATCAACATTGCCGGTGATGCTATTAACTTTCTTGCGGATAACACTGAGACTCTAGGTTTAATATTCAAAGTCCTTATCGGTAGCACTGTTGTAAAAGCTATACTAGCATTCGGAAGTTTAGGTCGAGCTATAGCAGGCGCAACGTTAGTTACCAGAGGTTTGGCGTTAGCGACCACGGCTCTAGGCATCTCAGCAGCTTCAGTCACTTCTGCATTTGCACCCTTTCTGCCCCTACTAAGAGCTGCAAAGATAGCAGCACTCATATTAACACCCGTAATAGGCGGTCTTGTTACTGGGTTTTTATCTTCAGGGGAGAGTGCCAAGGTAGCATCGCCTGAGATAGTTGCCTATGCAGAATCTTTGGATGAGGTCATAAAAAGAGCCAGAGAATTATCTAAAATTAACCCAGGCTTACTTTCATTTAGTGGAGACTTAGAACACTTAAATGAAAAGCTTAAACTTATGCCAGAGACTCTCAAGGATCTGGAAGACCAGTTAAACAGTTCGTCTTCACAGTATACGAGAGACCAGCTGAGTATGTTGGCTAGGGTAACATCTACATCCCTCTCTGAGATAGAGAATAACGCTGGTGTCTTTTCGGAAGTTCTTAAAGGTTCTATGGATATTGGTGATGCACCTGAGAGTTTAGCCGATTCTCTACAAGTCCTAATAGACAGGGGTGAAGGTCTTGGGTCTTTTTCCTACGAAAGTATAATAAAGTACCTTGATTCTTATAGGGAGTTTCAGTCAGCTAGAATAGAAGTTATAGAGTTAACAGAATCTATAAGACTCCAAGAGGCTGCTGTCACAGACGCGGTAGATGATACAGTTACATACGCTGCTAAACTTGAGAGGCTGCTTGGCTTAACTAGAAACTTGTCTGAAGAATACGACAAAGAAGCTACTCAACTTAAAAAATTAAAAGATCAATTATCCCAAGCATCGGACGCGCTCGACTTCTTCACATTGGAAGCTGCGATAGGCGGTGATAGAGCTGAGGAATTCGGAGAGAAGGCTGCAATCCTAGAAAGAATAGTTGCTAATCTTACAGCTAAGCTGGAAGAAGCAGAGGGTGCGAATAAGGCTCTCGGAGGTTCTTATTTAACATTATCTAATAATATTTCAGATTTGAATAGAGAGTATAAGAACCTAAATAGTATCCGCTTTGGTGGTGAGGATATGTCTGCCCAGTTTGAGATACAGGATGCTGTTCGTGAAGCATCTTCAGTTATTGCGGACTTCAACAACAACGAGCTTAAAAATATAGGTGGTGATCTCAAACTTGTACAAGGTATTGATGAGAGTACTGAGAACTTCCGTACCCGAGTTGCACAAGCCTACGGGGAGCTTGTAGCTCGTCAAGCGGAAGCCCAAAGAAAGACTGATTCTTTTGCAGAGTCACAAAAGCGTTTAACAGCTTTCATGGAAGGACAAAGATCTACATTCCAAGCCATGAATGCAGAGTACGCCCAACTAGGGAATGATGCTGCTATAGCCGGTGAGCCAGGACAACTCCAAGCTCTGAAAACGGAGTACGAAGCCCGTAAAGCATTAATGACTAAGCAATCTGTTGAGATGTCTGACTTCTCGGGGCAATTAACATTAGATGGACTAGAGCAGGAGCGCCTCACCCGTATTGAAAAACTTAAAGAGATGTGGGGAGTTGAAAGAGACGAGTATAAAAAACACCTGGAGAATCTCAACGAAGAAGCTAAGAAGCAGAAGGTTTTTGCAGCGATAGCTGAAGGTGCTAAGGCAGCTAATGACACAGTAACAGGTGTTATGGATGTTATGAAAGCGGCTGGCCGTGAGCAAACTAAAGAGTATCAGGCCTTAGCTAAAGCACAGTTGGTCATCTCTACAGGCATGGCTATTGGTAAGGCGATAGGAAGCGCACCCAATCCACTAGCAGCCATCCCTGCAGTTGCTATCATTGCTGCGAAGATGGGTGCTCAGATGGCGTCTATTGACAATGCAATGGCGGCTGGTGGCCCTGTAACGGGTAGGGGGGTCCAACATCTGATAGCATACCTGCAATGCTGAGTAATGGTGAGTATGTCATTAACGCTGCAGCCGTTAGGAAGTTAGGCTTACCAAACCTAAACGCACTAAACAGTGGTGAAGTTCCTACAGGTATGGCAGGTGGTGGACTGGTTGCACCAATACCTTATGAGTCTGGAACTTCAAGATCTGGTGGCGGCTCACAGGTTAACATAGAGATCGTTGATATGAGGGGTAGCCAATCCGCTCCAATAGAGACTCAGGAATCTATGTCACCTGAGGGCATAAGGTCTATCAAGGTGTTGGTAAGAGATATGGTTACAGGTGCGATGTCTGAGGGTGGTACTGATAGAGCTATGGCTCAGAATTATGGTATCTCTAGGCAGCCTAAGAGAAGATAATAGGAGTTATAAGATGGCAACACAAAATTGGCCCGCAGATGTACCGGAGAGTCCTCTCTTAGACGGTTACACAAGGCAGAGGCAGAACAGCAAACTACGCACGAGTGTTGATGCGGGTCTCGATAAAGTGCGTAACAGATATCGTGCAACGCCTATAAACATAACAGAGAGGTATCACTTCACTAACACAGAGAAACAGGACTTTGTGACATTCCATGATGATTCTTGTGATGGTGGAGCTGAAAGGTTTATTAAAAAGAACCCAGAAACTGGTATCGACTCTGAGTATAGGTTTACGGCTGAGCCTCAGTATGAAGTGGTGGGTTACGGCTCTGATGGCGCTATATGGAACGTATCATTAGCCATAGAGATTATGCCAACATAAGGAGCTACTATGCCATTAGTTAACGGTATTTTTAGAGAGAACTTAAGTGGTGGAGACTTCTTCCCCGCTGCCTACGCGCAAGAGACAACCAAAGTATTTTTACACCTCTTAGACGTGAGCATACTAAATCCGGGGGATACCACTTACACCACATACAGGTATGTTGATGACTACACACCTGTTACATTTAATGACGGGTCTGGAGACATCATCTACCAGCCCGCTACGTTTAAGTTAACACTTGGTAATGACGATGCAGACTCTACACCACAAGTAACACTCAACTTTGATAGTGGTGATCGTACAGTTATTAGGAGGCTTCGTGAGACTGATGCTAGGCCTAAGGTTGCAGTATCTGTTGTTATAAGCCCTTACAATACTACTGGCACTATTACTAGAAGAGAGATCGGCCCTATCAGCCTAGAAGCTAATGAGTTTGGTTTTAAGTCCACTCAGGTAACTGTTAACTTAGTTGTAGAGCCAATCTTAGGGGAACCTTGTCCGTCATCGGTGATGAACCCTCGTGATGCTCCCGCACTTTGGTCAGGTGTGCCTATATGACAGACTTCTCAAAGTACATAGGGATTCCTTATGTACGTGGAGGTAGGAGTGAAGAAACAGGTTTAGATTGTTGGGGGTTGGTGATTAAATTCTATTGGGATGAATATGGGATATTCTTACCAAGCTATCAGTCAATAGACACCTCAATAGACTCTATTAAGGACTCCTCTGATAAACTTCTGAAATCTCACTCTTATAGAAACTTTGAAAGAGTCCCCACCTCAAAACAGGGAGATTTAATACTAATTAGAGTGGGCGATCACCCAATTCATATCGGCATTGCCATAGATGATAAGAACATGCTTCATGCTATGGAGAAAGCTGGTAGCTCAGTAGAGAGGTTTACAGGACTAAGATGGAAGAATCGAATAGAGAGTATCCACAGATACAGGACGGGAGAGATACCTATAAACTAGTCTTTGCCAAAACACCAGTTTCTAAACCTACTATCCATGAAGTGGAAGTGGGTATTTCTATTGGTGAAGCCCTCCACCACATAGCCAAAGATCACATAGATAAAATTGCATACAGTGTAAACTCAGAACAAATCTTCGATCTAAATTACAAACCCCTTAAGGATGATAATGTAGCCGCTACTATCGTGCCCGGTGATCCTATTAGTGGTAGCTTTGTTCTAACATACCTGTTGATGACTGCAGTGACTCTCGGGGCTGCTTACCTCGGATATAAGCTATTTATGCCGTCTGTAGATGAGCCGTCTATAAACGAGCCTAATCGTCTTGCATCTATTAGAGGTATTGGCAATAAAGCTCGTAAGTATGAGCCTTTCAGAGCCGTTATGGGTAAGCGTCTAATAGCACCTGACTATATTGCAGAACCCTACACTGAGACTCGTGGTGAAGAAGAGTGGTTTAAGTTACTACTCGCGGTCGGATATGGCCCATTACAACTTAGAAACTTTAAAATTGGTGAGACCCCCTTAGAAGACTACGAACACAATATTGCTTATATAGACCACTATGAAAATACTAATGAAGACTCTGTAAGGGCTTTATGGCCTTCCACAGTGATAGAAGAGCAACCGGGTATAGACCTTGAAGGGCCGTCCAGTGCCTATCAGACTGAGACCAGTTCATCTGTGATAGGCTATCCTAAGACTTCGGAAAATGCTCCAGATAAGATAGAGATCTCCTTCCTACACCCTGCGGGGCTAGTTAGGAATGGTGATCGTATGTATAGTATATCTATTGAGCATTCTTATACATTACCAATCACAACACAGGTTAATAGTTCAGAGTTTGGATCAAAAACTATATCCTCTGGCACTCTTATTAAAGTTGTTAAACTCAGTGCTACAAATGTTGATTCAGACTTATTTGGTAATGATGCCTACCTCAGACCTCAAGCAAATACAATCATTAAAATGAAGGATGGATCTTATCGTGTACCGACATCATTGGGAAAAAGCACAGGAGATGATAATAGCCCGTGGGATAAAACTAGAGGTTACGGCATAAATAGGGTCGAGTCTATAATGAGAAGGAGCTACACCTTCCCCACCTCAGCTATCGTAGTTCGAGAGGGGAACTTACTGCATATTGACACAAGCAGGCTGACAGGTCAGGATCGCAAAGCTTGGAGAAGGGTAGAAGATTATGACGTTGATCTAGGAAACGACCTCTCAAACTATGAAGAAGTCAGCTTTGGAACATGGGACGCTAATGATGCTTTAGGCGCATACGCTAGGCATGGTGATAGCTCACGTCAGCTTAGAGGGAGTGTGAGGTACACACCTCTCCATAAGTTTGGAGCAACAGCAGCACAAAGGGATTATGCAGGTACTGTATCAACTACGACTAAGAAGATGTTCCCGGAAGAAACCCCGGATGACGCTGCGTTAAACTCTAAGGTTATCCTATCTAAGTTTAAGACTATCAGGAGTCAGACAGAAGAACAGTTTCAGAAGATTCTAGGTTATGAAAAACCTTACTTAAGGTATGAAGGGGGTCCTGCACAAGGAGTGAGGAACTTCCGTCCTGTTATCATAGCTTTGGAAGTTAAAGCAACAGAACAGTTGTCAGGTATGCTTAAGAATTTCAACGTAGAAGCTACAGGTGTTGTGCCGTCTGATTGGAATGCCGATTGGAGAGATTGGCCCTCACTGTCTCTACAAACTTCAGAAAACCCTGCCGATTATTATAGGTGGTTACTGCAAGGCCCATTACAAGATGCTCCTATGGCTAATGATAGGGTTAACTTAGAGTCTATCCTTGAGTGGAGGGATCTTTGTGCGGAAGCCCCCCCAGAAAACACTTACGACACGGCTAATCAGTGGAGAATATCCTACGAAATGGTCGGTGAATCAACACTGCTGAAAGAGATGCAGAAGGTTGCTTTTACAGGGAGAGCAGAGTTCTCCTTCGATGATAGTAAATACGGTGTAGTTGTTAAAGATCGAAAGCAATACCCTGTTCAGATATTCAGTCCTAAGAATAGCTGGGCATTCACCTCTTCTCGTGTTTACCCCGAGGTTGTTGATGGTATTCGTTTTGAATTTGATAACGAAGATAAAGAGTATCAACAAGATCAAGCAACCTTCTTAGACCCTCTTGTACCTGAGTCATCGTTGACAGGTAAGTACAACGCTACGACCATTGAAGGTGTACCTGATAGTGATATGGCATTTAGACTTGCCCGCCTTTCTTACTATGAGACATTCTTACAGAGAGAGCGTTACAAATTCAATACTGATGTGGAGGGTCTGGTAGCCCGTCGCGGAAGCCTTGTCAGACTGCAGCACGATATTATTGATATTGGTAAGGGTAGTGGTCGAGTCACAGAAATAGGATCTGACTATCTCAAGATTGATGAAGATATTGATATGCAAACCCTAACCTTCTACTTTGATAATACAAACCTAACATTTGACAACACAGCTATAACCTTAGAGGGGCCACTTGGTGCTACTTTTGGATTACAGTTCAGATTCTCAGATGGTGAAGTTCCTGAAAACCCAGTGGAGGGTGTGTACAGGGGGTTAGGAAGATATGATGTAGCTTCAGGTGACTTAGTGGGTCTCCAAGTAGGTGACTTCTTGATATATGGTGACTTGGGTAAAGAGACTCAGGATTGCCTCGTAGTGGGTATTAACTATGGTGATGAGTTAACTTGTGAAATTTCCATGGTCAACTACTCCGATGAAGTTTTTAACATTGATGAAAACCCTGGTGTCAACCCAATACCTAATTTCGTATCAAACCTCGCTAATAGGGTAGAGCTTAAGCCCCCCCGTCCTCCATCACTATCTTCTCCTGACGATGAGGCAGGTATTAACATCGTTAAACAACAACTCTACTTGTCACTGGATTACAATATACAGTTACAAGCACCTGTGGATAGCTTCTACCTACAAGTGAGGTCTGTATCTACGGAGGAGTCAGACTACTTAGAAGATCTCAGTGTGAATTATGACGATCAGATGGGTTGGGAGTATGCAGGTGTTGTACCCTACGGTGAGAGCCTGTTTATCCTGCAAGGTGTAGAACGTGGTATTGCATATCGTATAAGGGCGCGCTCAAGGAGCCGTAACGACTTGTACAGTGCTTATAACACACCTGTCAATGTAATCGTACCAATAGACTTCCCACCACCCCCAGTGACCACTGAGAGCCTTGCGTTTGAACATAGAAATGAGGGCACTATTGTTAGTTGGGATAGAATTAATGATCCCGATAGAGATTACTTTGAGGTTCGCACAGATACGGATGTTGGAAACACTGTAGGACTACTTGTAAGGTCTAACGATGTTGAGGCAAACATCGGATACATAAACACTGCAACAACTGTCTATGTCTTTCCTAGAACTGTTTACGGTGTGTATGCAGAGACTAGCCCATCTCTTGCGATAACTACGCCTGCGACTGATGTGATAGATACAGGTGCTATCATAGGATCTGAAAAAGACTTATCAATCTCGTTATCTTGGGTATTGCCATTTACAAACTCAGACCAATACTCAATTGATTACGTGACGGTTAAGCGTAGTTCTCCAAGTGCTTCGGTAGATTTTGCATCTGCTGATCTTATTGATGAGACACTTAGCACCAACCTCACACTCATTGATCAGGCTAGGGGGACTAACACGTTCTGGTTCCAGATAGTCTATCGGGGAGGCTTGACAGGCTCTGCAGTTTCTGTAGAAGTTGATGTGCCTTTCTACATTCCCGGTAATGTTGTAGCAAGGGCGCAAGTAGATGGTGCAAATGGCACTAGGATTCGTTGGCAAGCACTAGAAACAACTCCAGATTTCGATGTTAAGGATTTGGCGAGGTATGAGGTTAGAAGCTCACCCTTAACAATTGACTCTCTAGGTGTTCCAGATGCTCTACCAGATGCTGAATTGATATCAACAACAACTGAGACCAGCCTCTTAGTTGATTATTTAAAGGCGGGTACAGAGCCTACGTATTATGTGTATGGTGTTTCAAGATTTGCATACTACAGCCTGCTAGCACTGGTTCTAGAACCTACGGCACCTGACGTTAATACGGCTGAGAACATCGTCACAGTTCCTATTGATAACACTGTTGTAATTGATTGGGTTGAACCAACAGCTATAATCTACCCTGTTGCCAGTTACGAAGTTTGGGAGCTTAAGCCTGGACGGGTTGTCTATGACAAGATTGGTAATTTCTCTGCGACTTATGCAAACATTAGTCAACGGGAGGGTGGGCAATACTCTTACAAGGTTATAACTGTAGACGCAGGTGGTAATAAATCTTCTACTGTTGCAGATGCAGATGCCTACTCTGTTAGGGTTTTTGATCCTACTGACTTCACACTAGCATTTTTCAATGACACTGATTTCGGAGCCGAAGGAACTTATCAGTATGGTAAGCAAGGGCTGCTAGACGGATCTTCAGTGGGTTACTTCCCTGTCAGAAGCAGTAGTCCAGGTGGTACAGATGATAAGAGCTTGCAAGACAGGATCGATGAGGCTGCAGCAGCATCTGGAACAACAGCAGGAACTGTAACTATTCAGGATAAGATTGATAACGTAGGGCCATGGATTCCCCAGTATACGGCTGAGTCTGGGGAGTTCGAGTCTTATTACCAGAATGTCTATGATATGTTCGATGGTGATGCTGCAACTGATCTGTTCCTAGTTAATAATACAGTTAGTGTTGATACAACTACAAACTTGCTAGAGACATCTGTAGATGTAGATGTCAGGGTTTTCCTAGAGTTTAGTGAAGATAATTCAACGTGGACTACACAGCAGGAAGTATCACAGGTTTTTATCACTGACCCCTTCCGCTACATTAGAGTAACAGTCTACTTTGACATAGACGGGGATACCACAGGAGAAGCATTAATAAGATTAGAGAGTTTAATCCTACAAGTTGATGTTAAGAAGAGGACTGAGCAAGGGTTATCTCAAGTGTTAGGTGCTGATGCTACCGCAGGTGGTACTTCCGCAGATGGCAACACAGGCGGTACCTTCATAGCCTTCCCAGAGGCTCTTGACCCTACTACAGGTCTGACTAGAAGTGTGTTCCTCGATGTTGATTCAGTAGCAGCTACAGTAGATTTTTCAGGTCAGAATGTGAGTCTTGACAACTTGATGGTGCAGACTAGGTTTGTAGACACCCCAAGGCCTGATGGCTTTTATGCTTATGTTGTGAATACAGTGTCAGGTGCTTTTGTAGACGCTAAAATTTCATGGATTGCGCGGGGCATCTAAGAAACATTTAGACCCTCATACAGTCTGAGGACTCAGATAATTTAAACATACATTAAGAGGTTAATATGGCAGCTAATTTTAACAAACCAGATCTCAGCTCACTAGAGGTTGATGCTGTAGACGAGTACAAAGAGAGGGATGTAGACATTGCTAAGATGTTTGATGGTACATCGTCTACAAACATACCTAACAACGCTATTAAGTTCGATGTGACATCTGGTGTACTACAGCGTAGAGAGGGGGGTGCGTGGGTCACTAGAGCACTAGATATCATAGACGCTACTACAGGTACTCTCTCAGTGTCTCGTGGAGGTACAGGCGCTACTACATCTAGTGCTGCCCGTACAAATCTCTCAGTACCCCCTACCAGTCTTACTATATCTGCTGGGACAGGTTTGAACGGTGGTGGTAGCTTGTCTGATAATAGGACTCTAAGTGTTGACGTTGGAACAGACTCTAACCAAATTCCGCGTAATTCTGATTTGGGATCGGCTGCTACAACAGATGCAACTGCGTATGCTACATCAGCACAAGGTGATACTGCTGACAGTGCGCTGCAGTCAAGTGATGTGGGGACATCTTCTACAAAGGATGTTGGAACAGGCCCTAGCCAAATTCCGATAAACTCTACCCTAGTACCTAAGTCAGGTGGTACATTCACAGGCGACATCACATATTATGGCGGGGGTGGGGTGTCTACTAATACAAGCTAATGGCACTCTAGCACTAAATTCCAACACAACAGGGAACCGTAACACAGCC